CTTCAGCCTCTAGGACAATTTGACGGTCTTGATGCAGACGTACTAACTATGAAGGGTGGCGAAGTTGTTTCTTTCGCTTCAGTTCAATCTAACGCTACTCCAGGTGTTACTACATCCGGTCTTGATCAAGGCGCTTATGACGTATTTGACGGTTCTGTAACTACCGCTTCATTTACTGGTGCTACATTAAGACGCCCAGCAGTTACTCGTTTATTTAACGGTGGCTCTGGAATGCCAACATCTTCTTCTCGTCCATTGATGCTTTCTGACGAAGGTATTACCGGATACGGAACTCTATTCGGCAGCGTTGTCGGTGGAACTATCGGTCAACAAGTAAACGGCCCAAATACTGTTACTGGCGCGGTTCTTGGACCTCACACTGCAACTGGTTCTGGCAAAGTAACTTGCTGGCACTTAGCTGGTCTTTACGCAGTCTCTCTAGATAATACAGATGGTTATTTGCAAGTAACTAATACTGCATTGACCGTTGGTAATGCATTGACCTTTACTGCTGCTGGTCTTTTGACTCCACTTGGTTCTGCTAATGCTTTAGGCGGTGCCCCAACAGTTGCTCATTTGGTTGAGTTTAATACTAACCAATCATTAGTTACGACTCCTAACTTCCTAGTTGCCGCTCTAAACAGCCCATCTGGTAACGTTAGCTCTGTCGGTCCAAGAGCACTTACCTTCGCAACCATCTACTTTGCCCCTCCAACCTCCTAATTAATTTAGAAGGAAAGCAAATAAGAATAACGAAACAGCCCGAGAAATCGGGCTTTTTCATTTTGTCTTCTGAAATTGTTGAATTCGTTTTATCCAAGTTTGAAACTCTGGTAAGGTGAGCTTTCCCTTTGCAAAATTACACCAATAACAACAGGGAACGATATTGTTTTTATTATGTGGCAAAGATCGATCAATTCGATCCAATCCATTATAGTAAAAGCTGCCAATCTGTTTGGTTTTCTCGGATGCTTTTTTGTCACTCTTACCACGATCAAAAAAGTTGTTAGGCGCACTTTCGCAATAAAAACAATTCATCTGGGAAAAAGCATAAAACTTCTCAATAGATAAATCTGTGTCTTTTTTGTATCCATAATAAATAGACTTTATGGAAGCAGATAATGGCTGACCAGGAAACTCAATATCTGGTATAATGATAGGTTGAAAATTGGTTATTTTAAGCTGAGTAGCCCATAATAAAAAATCTTTTGTTAAACGATCACATTTCGCCCGATTGCAATCATAACAACAAGGAACCACATTATCTATAATGTGCGGCAAAGAACTATCTATACGATCTATGCCGTTGTAAATAAAAAAACCCTCTTTCTTGGCTTTTTCGGAACTATTACTTGATTGAGTTAAAAAGTAGTTATATTTTGTATTAGGTTGAATGCCACAATAAAAACAATTTTGTTGAGATAACAGTAAAAAATTTTCAATAGTTATAGTGCATTTTTTATCTCGCTGACAATAACTTTGCCACACTCTTCTTGCAGATGCAATGCGCGGCTCATTTAATCTACGCCCTGCTATAAGCTTGTATGCTTTTTGAGAGGCAATTTCTGTTTTAAGACATCCGCAAGATTTAGTATTGCCATTCACTAATTGATATGATGGAACTTCTGTATATTCCCCACATTCACAAATACATGACCACTTATTATTTATATATGTAATTGTTGTTAATCTACTAAATTTTTGGCCAGAAGTTAATGTAGTATTTCCCTCTTTTATTATACATCCACATGATCTAACTGAACCCTTATTTAGATCGACCGTTTTGACAATTTTTTGATTGCCACAATCACATTGACAATTCCAAGTTCCCCAAAATCTTTTTACTGTATTACCGCCCAATATACTCTCTGCCTTTGATATTGCTGTCAATTTTCCGAATTTTTGCCCCGTTAAATCTTTTGATATATTCATAAGTTTCTCCATAAGACGCTATGTGCTATATATCGTGATATGTATTAGATTTGAGGAAATATAAATAGTAATAATTTCATATTTATTTATCGAACAATAACAAATTGTTCGGCTGGCATCAAGCTGGCAATAAATTCTTACAAAATAGTGGAGATACATATGAATATGTTTGATAACAAAGGACAGATGAATGCCGGCTCTTTTAAAGAGGCCCTTCAAAGCCTTGTAAAATTTGCAGCGATCCTCGAAGAGAATGTTCCAGCAAACCAAGGTCTTGCTGGTCAACCATCTCTTTCTGATGACAAAAGAGACGAATTAATTACGCGCGCGATAATGACGCAAGATGGTAAGATTGCTCTTGCTCAGGCAATGGCAAACCCAATTAGAAGGAACTTGGATTACCACGGAATTGCAAGAAGAGCATTGGTAGTTGATCCTCTTCCACAAGGTGCAATGCCAACTTACGATAGAGATATCGATGTTGCCGCAGTTGTTATCTCTTCCAACGGTACCGGACCAGAGTCCAGAGTATTTGGTGATAGAGTCGTCGTTCCAGAGTTTGAAATCTATGCAAATCCAACTGTACGTATTGCAGAAGTCAAGCGTCGTAGATTTAACGTCATTGATAGAGCTGTCCAGAAGGCACGTCAAGAAATCATGGCCCAAGAAGATGCAAACATCTTCGCAGCTCTTGATGCAGCTGCCTCCGTTGAAAACACTCTAACTGACATTGCTGATGCAGGTCTTCTAAAGAGAGACTTAGTTGAAATCAAGCAACAAATTGATCGTTGGGACTTAGTTACTACTAAGTACTTCATGAACATCAATGAATTCACTGATATCCTTAAGTGGGGAGCTGGTGGTGGTCAAGGAGTAGGTGGTGGAGATTTCGATCCAGTAACTATGCGTGAAGTTCTACAAACTGGTCTTTATGCTCATATCTGGGGTACTGACATTATGGTTAGCAAGATCGTTCCACCAGGAACTATTTACGGCGTCTCTGATCCAGAGTTCGTTGGAGTTATGCCAATTCGTCAAGACATTGAAGTTCTACCAGCAGACGAGCCAAAGCAATTGAAGCTCGGATGGGTTGTCTCTGAAATTATCGGTATCGCTATCGTTAACCCAAGAGGCTGTGCAGCCGGACGCAAGTCTGTCGTAATCGGAGCCTAATAAGTTCTAGTTAGTTAAAGATGCTGAAAGGGCTCATAGGAAACTATGAGCCTTTTCTATTTTTATCGATAACATTTATTAAAGCGTGTAATAACAAGACATATTAAAGAAGGTTAGACTAAAAGAAGAGGAATATGAGGCTATTAGATTTTTCAGATCTATTTGATTTAATTTCTAGAGGTACTGAGAATATCAGCTCTAGAAAACAATCTATACTGCTAAGAAAAGCAGCCCTAAATTCATTTGCAGCCGGTACTGGATTTAATAAACTTGCTTTTGATACTCGTCGTATTAATCAAGAAACTGAATTTATTCCAAGAAGAGGTTTGCAAAATTATCATAGAAGTGAAAAGTTTATTTCCGATGCAATTGCCCTTAAAATTGCTTCATTTTCTAAATTAGCAAAAGTATTAGATGAGTTAAAATCAGAATATGGTAGAGAGCCAGAATGGCAAGATAGTTATACTAGGGTTCTTCAAGCTGCTGTTAATAAAGGCTTAAGAACAGATCAGTCTGATGGTGATTTTAGTGATAATCAACCATCAGTTGGAAGTTTGGGATATTTAGAAGAATTAATGTATGTTAGATATAGGCTTAATGCAGAAGATATGAATACTATGTCAGATGAAAATTTGCGCAAAGTAATATTAAGCAAAGATGAACTCTTGGTTAGTCAGGGGATATCTAATGCTCGCTCTAATGAAGTGACTTCGCAAGATGTATCTAAATATAGTTATGATAATATGATGGAAAAAATGATGTCAACACTGGCTCAAGTAATGAGTAGCTATAAACCGCCACAACCTGATGATAATTTAACTAGCAAATTATTTGATGTTAAAGCAACTAAAGATTCTCCCGAAATAGAGAGAACTGTAACTATTACAATTAAAGATAAGTTAGTTGATAAACTTGAGAAAACTGGAATTGAAACACTATCAAATAAAAAAGTAGCTGAGGAAAATGAATCTAATTTAGATGATTTGGAGAAATAATTATGAGCAGTGAGAGCGAATTTGCATATTCGTTAAAGTATAATACTCACTTCATAGTGAAAAATACTTGTACGGATCATAATAAAACAATTAGTATTTTTCATTATCCAATTAATTTTGGTGGTGAAAGAGATTTACTTCAAATTCCCGGAGTACAGGAATCCGATATAAGATCATCTCTTCTTAAAGGTGAATTAAGGCATAAGTTTCTATGTGGTGATATTGAATTAGTTGCAAGTAATATTGACTTATTACAATTTAGCACTAAACAAAGAGCTTGGTTACATAGTTATGGATTTAGTACTGGCGTTCAAATTTCATCAAGTCAGCTAGAAGTGATTGAACAACAAGACATACAGTTAATTGGTATTGTAAATAATGTCAATACAATATATAAGATCCCATCAGGTACTTGGATTCAATCTGCACCATATAAAATAATAGTTTATAAAAACGGAGTTAAACAAGTTCTTGGAGATGACTATTTCATCATTGAAAGTGGAGGCCCCGGCACAGGTTATGATACAGTTATTTTAACGGTACCACCAACAACAATTCCAGCACCTAATGATATAATAACTGCTGATTACTATATAAGTAATGTCTGAGGCTAAAATTAATGATAACACTATACCTCATAACTAATAAAGGATATACTTCTCAAAATACTAAAGAAAAACAATCATTAGCTAAAATAGGAAAGAAAAGTCCTAAAATTGGAAAATTCAAATCAGATATGCAAACTATAAAATTAATCAAGCAGGAATATTCTATTGGAAATACAAGCTATAGAAAGCTTGCTGTAAAATATAGCCTATCTTATTCTACAATAAAAGATATTGTAAAAGGAGGGCGTTATTTCACAGATTAATACCGATCAAATAAAAGGAGTAATGACAGGAACTGGTGGAACCGGAGCGGGTCCACAAGGTTCTCCTGGCGTTACTGGGCCTATTGGACCTCAAGGGCCAACTGGTGCTCCTGGCGTTACGGGAGCAACAGGGCCAACAGGGCCTCAAGGAATTCCAGGAGTAACTGGAGAAATTGGTTTACAGGGTGTTACGGGTGCTACTGGACCACAAGGCGCTCAAGGCGTTACAGGGGCAACTGGGCCTCAAGGAATACCTGGAATTAATGCGTCTACTGGAGCTATGGGAGCAACCGGCGCTACAGGTCCAACGGGACCACAAGGACCAACTGGAGCACAGGGTGTAACAGGAGCTACTGGACCTACAGGCAGTCAAGGAGTAACTGGAGCACAAGGTATTCAGGGCGTAACTGGAGCTAATGGAGTTACAGGAGCAACAGGCTCTCAGGGAGTAACTGGCGCTACAGGGCCAACAGGTGCAGCCGGACCTACAGGAGCACAAGGCATCCAAGGCGTAACAGGAGCTACTGGTAGCCAAGGAGTAACTGGAGCTACTGGCGCTCAAGGTATACAGGGTGTAACTGGAGCTACTGGTCCAACTGGTAGTCAAGGTGTAACTGGCGCTCAGGGTATTCAGGGTGTTACAGGAGCTACTGGTGCTCAGGGAGTTACTGGAGCTACTGGTCCAACTGGCGCTCAAGGTGTAACTGGAGCTACTGGACCTCAAGGGTCTCCAGGGGTTACTGGAGCGCCGGGTACACAAGGCGTAACAGGAGCTACTGGTCCTACTGGAGCACAAGGAGTTACTGGTGCAACTGGAGCGCAAGGTATTCAAGGAGTAACTGGTGCTACTGGAGCACAAGGAGTTACAGGAGCTAACGGTGTAACTGGAGCTACAGGACCAACAGGCAGTCAAGGAGTTACTGGAGCACAAGGCATTCAGGGTGTAACTGGTGCTACGGGCCCTACTGGTATTCAAGGTGTTACCGGAGCTACTGGAGCGCAAGGTATACAGGGAGTCACAGGGGCTACTGGCGCTCAGGGTATTCAGGGAGTTACTGGCGCAACTGGGGCACAAGGCATTCAGGGAGTTACGGGCGCAACTGGGGCGCAGGGCATACAAGGCGTAACAGGAGCTACCGGAGCACAAGGCATTCAAGGAGTTACTGGGGCTACAGGGCCTACTGGTAGTCAAGGAGTAACTGGAGCAACTGGACCAACAGGTAGTCAAGGCGTTACCGGAGCAACTGGGCCGCAAGGTATTCAAGGAGTAACTGGTGCAACTGGGCCTACTGGAGCACAAGGAGTTACCGGAGCTACTGGCGCTCAAGGTATACAGGGAGTTACAGGGGCTACTGGAGCACAGGGTATACAGGGCGTAACTGGAGCTA